TCCCTGCTGGTGAGTACCTCGCTACAATCCGCGGTGCAGAAGGCAAGATGTCGCAGCGCGGCACAAAGTATGGTGCTGTGACATTTGTCATCGCTCCTGAGCAGTTCCCTGCTGACTACCCAATCGAGAACGCACCCGATGGTAAGACAATCGTGTACCGTCGTGTCGGTCTGGAAGACAACCCGAACGCACGCTTCATGCTGCGTAAGTTCTGCGAGGCGATTGGCGCGACAGCATCCAAGCGTGTTGACTTGAACGAGTGGTTGGGTCTTGAAGCTATCGTTCACGTCGAGAACGAAGAGTACGAAGGCATCCCGCGTGAGCAGATTGTCCGCGTAACCGAAGCATAATCGGTAATAAAATAGGCATTGGCTCTTGTCATTGGGGGCCAATGCCGCTAATCTGGTTTCACTCCTTGTGATACCATCGAAACAGACTAATGAGAGGGAAAATATCATGTCTGACGAAGCAAAAGCGAAGCGTAAACCTGCCAACCGCAACATTGGGCCGCGTCCTGCATACGTGCTGGTCAACCTGCCCGAAGGTGTGACTGCCGCTGACATCGAAGTCATCGACACCACACGCAAGGCCGAAGAAGCACTGGAAGCCATCGATACTGGCGCTGCTTCTGGTTACGTTCGCATCCTTGTGAAGTAACTACACGACAGGGTGCATGTATTGAGAGGTACATGCACCCCTTTTTTGCTCTTATATGTGTGACAATGTCATGACAAAACAATTCCCAACATCAGTGACGATACCAACACCCATGCACACACCATTGCTACGCGGCGTACAGGCTCGCGGACCACATGCAATGGGGCCATTGGGTGCAAACGTTCGTGTGCGTATCTCACGTGTTGACCATGACCTTGTCGAGAGCACTGCCGAAGCACTCGGCATGAAGAAAGCGGAGTTCGTGCGCTGGTGCGCTGTTGAAGTCGCTAGAGAACTGACAAAGTAAAACAACACAACACAGGAGTATGTTGCAATGAATGATGCAACAGTAGATCGCGTCTTTGAATGGGACGCGACACAGCAAACTGCTATTGATCGATGCTGTGACATGATGCAGCGCATTGTACCAGTGACAGGTGTCGCAGGTACTGGTAAAACCACCATCATCAAACAGGTGTACGAGACATTGTCTGATGCAGGATACTCGGTGGCGCTCGGTGCACCAACAGGCAAGGCAGCAAAGCGCATCCAAGAAGCGACTGGCATCCCTGCAATGACCGTACACCGTATGCTGGAGTACCCGCATCCGGGAGAGCGTGATCCAGAGACAGGTGCAGCGATGTCCAGCACGACACCCAAGCGCGATAAACGCAACCCGATTGAATATCAGATCGTGCTGATTGACGAGTACGCCATGATCAACCGTGAGGTGCACCGCAACCTGATCGATGCATTGCCTGCTGGTGGGCGTCTGTGTATGTTCGGTGACGTGAACCAATTGAAGCCGATTGAGAGCGGTAAGGTGGTGGGACGTTCACCATTCGAAGTCGCACTCGACAAGTTCAGTGGCACTGTGCTGGAGACCATACACCGTACCGTCGAGGGCAGTGGTGTTGCGTTCAATGGTGATCGTATCCTGCGCGGCCAGATACCGTTACGCAAAGATGACTTCATCATGAAGATCACTGACAGCCCCGTCGATACACTGCTTGATGTTGTCATGGATGCATACGAGCGCGGTATGAACTACGGCACCAATGCTGGTCAGATCATCACGTGCACCAAGAAGACATGGATTGGCACGTACAAGCTGAACATCGCACTGCAAGAGATGCTCAATCCCATTGGGATGCACAATCGTCAGTCGATGCCGCGTCACACATGGGATCATGACATGTCAATCAAACTTGGTGTCGGTGACAAAGTGATCTGGACGGAGAACGCATACGACTTGCGTGACGATTGGGATCGCTACGAGGAAGACGACTACGGCACACGCTTCTATACACCACCACCACCAGAGAAGGTAATCATGAACGGTGAGAGTGGTGTTGTGACACATGTCTCAGATGAAGGCATGATACATATTGATGTCGGTGACCGTGTCGTTGAGGTGCCGCCAGTGCAGACAGTCGAGAACAAAGCTGGCAAGCTGGTGCAGATCGATCCGCGTCGTACGATTGACTTGGGCTTCGTGATCACGACACACAAAGCACAGGGCAGTGAGTGGCCGCACGTGATATACATCATGAACAAGACGAGTTCGTTCATGCAATCACGTCACAATCTGTACACAGGTATCAGTCGTGCACGTACAACAGCAACATTAATCAGTGATCAACGCTCATTGCAGAACAGTGTAATGAACGCCATGTCACTCGCAGATCGGAGGAACTCCTGATGAACGACGATAACTTCTCGGACAAGCCAAGCACACGTGAACGTATCCTGTACATCGCGGCCAAGCTGACTGCTGGTGATCGCAACAAGGCATACGGTGAGCCAGTGCAGAACATGCAAGACATCGCAGCGTTGTGGCAAGTGTATATCGATGGCAAACGTCGTCACAGTGAGGGACATCTGCGGTTGTCTGGTGAGGATGTTGCACACATGATGTCGTTGATGAAGATTGCTAGGACATTTGTACCAAGACTGTCGCCTGATACATACATCGACAGTGCTTGCTACGAGGCCATCGCAGGTGAATGTGCAGAGGTGGAACGGAATGGCGCGATCACTTAATATGAAACAGATAAACGACGCCATCCGTGCGCGTTGTAAGTCACTCGATCTGATCGTGCAGTGCGGTGCAGACGGTGCTGTTGGCGCAGAGATTGCTATCATTGGTGAGGCTCCAGGTGAGCGCGAGGTCACAATGGGTATGCCGATGGTGGGCAGTGCAGGACAAACACTCTGGACTGCGCTACGCAAGTACAACCTCACACGTCAGCAGGTGTACGTGACATCAGCGATCAAACGTCAGCTTGCGTACGTCAACAACAAACCGCAGATCAGTGCCGAAGAGCTACAGCACTGGTATCAATTGGTGAAGTGGGAACTGTTGCAGTTACCGAACATCAAGTACGTGTTGGTGTTAGGCAACAATGCACTGCAAGCCATGTACGGTGAGAGTGGTATCATGCAATGGCGCGGGTCCGTCAAGCCGATCAACCTGCGACATGTCGAGACGTACGTTGACAGACAGCCCGAAGTGATGACCAAGTCTATGACAGGTGTCATAACGTACAGTCCGGGCATGGTCAGTCGTGAGCCGAAGACAGAGCCTGTGTTCCGCATGGACTTGCACAAGCTGAACCGTGTGATGTCTGGCAAGTTCAAAGAGCATGTGATCACACATCACATCAACCCGACACCCGATCAAGCGATTGAGTGGCTGGACACGATGCAAACAGGAGGGCTGCCAATTGGGTTTGACATTGAGACAATGGGTGGTGAGACTGCGTGTGTTGGCTTTGCGAACAATGCACACGAGGGCATGTGCATTAACTTCCGTGATTGGCGAACAAATCGATGGACAATTGAGGACGAGATACGTGTACGTATTCGTATGCAGCAATTGTTCAATGACCGTGACGTACGTTTCGTCGCACAAAACGGCATGTTCGACATCACATGGTTGTGGTACAAAGACAAAATGCGTGTGCATAGCGTGTGGTTTGACACAATGCTCGCGCACCACACTCTGTATTCGCAGCTACCGCATGGGCTTGCCTTTCTCACGGCTCAGTACACGGATCACCCGTACTATAAAGACGATGGCAAGAATTGGCGGGAAGGGGGCGACATAAATCAGTTCTGGGAGTACAACGTCAAGGACTGTTGCATCACACGTGCAAGTCAGATGCGTATGGAGAACGAACTTATCTCATTCGGACAGGACAGGTTCTTCTTCGATCACGTCATGCGTCTGCAACCACACCTTGCACGTATGACTGTCGGCGGTCTGCGCGTTGATGCTCCGTTCAAAGAGCAATTGACGGTGGAATTGACGGAGCAGGTGGAACAGTTGCGTGAGGAGTTCAACAACCATGCACGGCTGGCGACACATGATCCTGATCTGAACGTCAATCCCAACAGCGCGAAACAATTGTCACAGCTTTTCTTCCGTAAGCTGCGACTAGTGGGACGCGGACAGACAACCGATGCAGCCAACCGTAAGCGTATGCATGACCACCCGCAGACAGGTAAACATGCACGTGCAATGCTGCAAACGCTGAACAAGTACGCCACTGAGAAGAAGTTCCTCGGCACGTACGCTGACATGTCCATCGATCCTGACGGGCGTGTGCGTTGTGAATACAAACAGACAGGCGTCCAATCGGCTCCAGGACGCCTGTCTTCATCGCAAGTCATGTGGGGTAGTGGAGGCAACCTACAGAACTGGCCCGAACGTGCACACTACATGGTGACAGCCGACACCGACTACGTGTTGTTGTACTTCGACTTGTCACAAGCAGAGGCACGTGTTGTCGGTTGGTTAGCTAACATCGAGAAGTGGATTGAGCAGTTTGAGAAAGCCCGCTTCGATGGCAGCTTCGATTGTCATATAGCACTCGCGTCCGACATGTTCGGCATCCCGTACGAGGACATTCCCACCTATGATCGCGACAAAGATGGGAACGTTACGCTGCGGTTTGTTGCAAAGCGGTGCAGGCACGGACTTAACTACAGGATGCAAGCACCCCGCTTGGCCGACACGACTGGACTGCCCCTTGAGCGCGCTAGGGAAGCGTATAATCTGTACCATAATGCCTCTCCTGAGTTAGCGTTGTGGTGGGGCGATCTCGAAAGTGAAATCCGTAAGACGAGGCAGCTAGTGTCACCGAAAGGACGTGTGTTGCGTATCATGGAGCGCATAACAGACGAAGCAATGGAAGCAATGGTTGCCTTTAAACCACAAAGTACCATCGGTGATCATGTTTGTGAAGCGATTTATATGTGTGAAGATGACAAAGATTGGCCTGTACGCGCAAGAATGTGTCTTAATATACACGATGCGCTCATTGCACTGGTACACAAGGATGATGTGCACCAAGCGGCACAAGTCATGAAGCGTCATGCTGAAGCCCCGATCATGATCAATGGCAGACCGCTGATCATACCCGCGGACTTCGCTGTCAGCACTGTGCAGGACGGGCATCACCGCTGGTCCTCACTCAAGAAGGTCAAGCACTTGGATCAATTGACTGATGTCATGCGCCAATCTGCCTAGCCATTGGCCCACTCTATAGACGGGTGGGCCATAGCAGTTATCACTTGGATGAAACGCGATCAAGTGATACACTGTGCTTGTGTGACATGTGTCATACAGGTTGATCAACCAAACGTCCAAGGAGGACATACAATGAAGAAGATACTAACGCTGGTGAGTGCGTTACTCACAATGACAGCAGGTGCAGCACTTGCAACCACTGTCAACGTCTCGTCCATCACAGGCACATGGGGCAACGTCACTGGCGCTGCTGCAACTGGTGTCGGCACCTCGACAATCTCTTGGGGTACACCTGCCGTGAGTGGTGGTCAGCAGTCGTCGTACGTGTTCGATGCAGCCATCACACCGATCAACGATGCGTCGTCGCCGTTCTTCATCGGTAACTTCACACACAATAACTACCCGATCTTTGCACCGTCCATCACTGGTGCTGATCTGACAGTGACTGTGTTGGGTACTGTCGATGACGTAGCGTTCTCGCTTGGTGGTGTGTACCGCTTCACACACCTTGAGACGCCGAACAATGCAAACCCTTGTGCTGCTGGCGGCTCGGCACCGTGTCCTGATCTGGTGACGTTCCAAGGTGCTGTTGGCACATTCGGTGACGTGATCG